GAGGTTCGGATCGAAGGCGAGTGATGTTTGAAGCGGAAAACGACATCAAAAAACATTTCCGGTATGTATCGTTTAACAGCGAGAGAATACCCGTTAGTTTACAGCGATGATAAAAACAGGACATTTTTTTTCCGGCGGTGGCGGTGGAATTTTGGCCGCGGAGGTTTTAGGACATGAATCAGTATTTGCACTCGAAATCGATGAAAGGCGATGTCGAATCATCCGCGAGTCTGGATGGTTCCCCGGCATCCACGTCGAATGCTCAGACATCCGGCAGTTTGACCCTGAACCATGGAAAGGACGAATGGATTGCATCGCAGCGGGATTCCCTTGCCAAGATATTTCATCTGCTGGTCCAGGTCATGGAATCAACGGAAAAAGATCGGGGCTTATATGGCAATTATTCCAGGCAATTGACGTTATTCAACCACCAATCATCTTCCTTGAAAACTCCCCACGAATCAGAACCAAAGGCAGGCGGGAAATCATTAAGGCCCTCGTGGAGAGAGGATATTCCTGGCGAGACGGAACGCTTGCAGCCTCTCATGTCGGCGCGGGCCATAAAAGAAATCGCTGGTGGTGCCTTGCTGCCAACGATAACGGTCTGTGGAAACTGGAACAGGAAAGGCGCATCGCAGAACAGCGGGGATGGATTGGCAACAGCTTTACGGAAAATGCCGACTTTACTATGCAGCGATGGCGATCACGGCGGCCCGAATGCGCGAGACAGCAGCGGCAGATGTTCGCTATCCGGCGCGGTTGCGAGACTACCGACTCTTACCAGTGCGGACGGAACCGGCGGGCCTGGAAAATCGAAGAAACGCAAGGGTGGCTTGAATTTGCGGACAGCATTGAGCGAGCTTTTAAGCTCGGCGGACTTTCCGATCTTGACGCAGAAGCGATTGCAGTCGCCGGAGCGTATACAAAAACAATCAATTGGTCATCGCCTGACGCCGGCGCTTGCCGAGTGGTGGATGGGCTGGCCGATAGGGTGGACCGCATTAAAACCTGCGGAGATGGGCAGGTCCCTCTCCAAGCGGCGGTAGCGTGGGCACTTCTGGCGTGGGGTTAATATGTTCGCTGGCTGGAAAATAACCAACATCTTTGACGCCCCGATGCCATGTGAGTTGGACACGGTTGACGGGCCCTACAACAAGACCGGATACCGGCTTGAGCATCGAGAGGACGGATTTGCTATCACGGTCGGCCTGATGGAGTACATATCCGGCTGGTCGGCGTTGGAGATACTTTGCTGGCTTAACGAAAAACAAGCGATACCAAGGAGATACGACAATGAAAACCGAAGAACAAAGAGAACACAATCAAGAGCTGGCGTGTCTGGTTGATGACATTGCGTTCAAGGCATCTCTGCTGAGGATCGCGGAAAAGGCTCTGGAAGATATACGTGGGCTTTGTGTCTCAAGTACTTATTGGAACAATCCTGACTATCCCAACTGCGCCCGTCTCTTGAAACAGCATCACAAGATTGTTAGCGACGCGAAGGTGAAGGCAGAGGAGATGAGGGCAATAGAGTATGGGGACGACGTTGAAGTTCCTATCAGAGAACACAGTTAGGAAATGTACATTTGGGAAGCCGATGAAGCGTATTCCCGGAGCGGTCTCGGTCCGTTTCCGTGGTCAAGGCTGGCAGACACCCTCGGCGCTGGCCGAGGGAAAATCCATTTCATAGGAGGTGCGCATGAAGCGCATGTATCTCATGTTGTTCGTCCTCGCTCTGTTGGCGATCCCCGCGATGGCCCAGACCGAGGACGGCCCCTCCATCAATCCGACCACGATGGGAGCCATCCTGGTCCTGATCGAAGGCGGCCTCGTCACCGGCGTCACGGCCCTGCTCAAGAGCGCGTTCAAGGCGACGGGCACCGGCGCCGTGGTCCTGACCGGGGTCGTGGCGATCGCCGCGACGGCGGTCTATTTCCTGTTCCTCAACCCCCCGTTCGAAGTGATGAAGTTCATCCTCTACGCGGTGGCCGCCTTCGGCGAGGCCACCGGCTTCTATCACATCTACCGGCGGGCCTGAGGGACCAGGGGCGCTGACATGGACGCGGGCCGGGGCCGAGTCGCTCGACCCCGGCCCGCATAGGAGAGCTCAATGCCGATCATCGTTACATATCTCACCGGGCGCCAGGACATCGTCGAGGGCGAGAGCTGGGCGCGGCTCGACCAGGATTCCCCGCGCTTGGGGACCATCAACCTCAAGACTATCCAGGACGGAACCCGGATCATCGTGAACAAGTCCGCGGTCGCCAAGGTCGAGGAGATCCCGCCGTCGATCTGGGATAAGAGAATGGCAGACTTCCAGAAAGCCCAGGCGGAGGAACTCGCGCTCCGCGCGAAGGCCGCGGCCGAAGCGGCGGACGCGAGGAGATTCAGCTCCAGGATCAAGCGCTTCTTGAAACTCAAGTAGATGAGGGGGTCATGATGCTGGACAACGCTCAGTACAGTCTGCTCATAGGGAATCTCAAGGACCTCCGGGTCCGGGCGGGCCTGACGCAGAAGGAACTCGCCCGGAAGTCCGGCGTCTCGACGTTCACCATCACGCACATCGAGACCGGCGCCGCGGGGAAGACCCGCCGCGGCGTCGCCGAGAAGCTGTGGGCGGCGCTCACGACGGCGACGCGAGCTGCCTACCGCCACAGCTACCCGGTCGACGAAGGCCAGCCGGGCATCACGACGACCTCAAAGGCGCAGCTCGCCGCGGCCCCTGCCGGCGGCCGCAAGATCCACTGCCCCCACTGCCTGAGCCCGAGCTACACGATGCTCGAGACGCCGATCCCCGGCGTCGAGTACAAGTGCATCGCCTGCTCCCGGGTCTTCCGCGTCGACGTGCAGGGCCGGAGCTACATCCCCGACCGGCCGCCGGCGATCAAGACCGGGACCGCCAGCCACCACGAGGAGACGGGCGATGGCCGATGATCCCACGAAGAAGCGCATGGCCAGGGCCAAGCAGCGGGCCCAGGAGAAGCTCCGCGCCGACGGGCACGTCGTCATCCCATCGAACAACGACCCCGTCTGCCTCGTTGCTTACCGCCTCGACGACAACACGGTCCGGCTCGTCCGGATCTGCCTCGACGCGGCGAGCCCCACGGACCGCCGGCTCATGAAGCCGTACTCCTCGCCGGCCGGGATCTCGGCCGAGTGCTGGGTGAGCCGGCGCCAGGCCCATCGCTTCGTCGAGGTCAGAATCTAAACTCGCTGTCAATGGGGGAATTCCCCCACATATGCGGACCCCAGGGGCCCGCATATGTGTCCATTTACCCCCATTCCCGCCGAATGGCTGAAAAACAGCCGGTTATCCTGACGGCGTGGGCCAGGACTCCATCAAGCAGCAATTCCTCCGCGCCGCGGCCGTGCGCTATGCCTGGGCGTTCCTCGGCCTTCCCTACGTCTGGGGCGGCGACGACCCGGTCAGAGGTTTCGATTGTTCGGGCTTCGTCAACGAGGTCCTCCAGGCCGTAGGGCTCCTCCCGCACAAGTCCGACTTCACCGCCAACGGGCTCTACATCCGCTACGCGCCGCACATCGTGGCTCGCGGCTACGCCGGCTGCCTCGTCTTCTGGCTCAACCTCGAGGGCCTGGCGACACACGTCGAGCTGATGGTCGACGAATTCCACACCATCGGCGCCTCGGGCGGAGGTTCGGCCACGACGTCGTCGGACGCGGCCTCGGCCCAGAACGCTTTCGTCAAGCAGCGCCCCCTCGGCTACCGGGGCACGAACTACAAGATCGCCGACCCTTTCCTCGGAGGTGGGGAATGAGCAAAGTAGGGGACACCCTCAAGGGCGCCGGCGCCTCGATCATCGCCGGCATCATCGGGATCCTACCGTCCATCTTGAAGAAGAAGACCTTCCTCCTGTGGCAGTGGGAAGGGCCGCGGCCGACCGACTGGAAGAAGGCGGGGCCGTTCTCGAAGCGGCAATGCCGGCTCCAGAAAGCCGAGCTCATCAGGCTCGGCTGCAATCCCAAGCACTTCGCGATCCTGCGGCCAGGCGTCACGCCCCCGCCCTATGGAGGCGACTGATGCTGCTCGAGGCCGGCCAGGCCGCTCAGGAAGCCGCGAAGTCAAGCGCCAGCGTCATCCTCGATGCGAGCGTCATCGGTCTCGTGGTCACGAACTCCTTCCTGCTCATCCGAGACCTGGTCAAGAGCAGGACCGAGAGGCAAAAGGCCCGCGATGCCGCCGACGAGGCGGAGGCCAAAGCGCTCCGGGCACAAGCCGACGCCCTTGCCGCCAACAAGGCTGGCCAGACCCCAGGGAAAGGCTCCGGTAACGGCGTCCACGAGAAGTACGTCCTCCCTCACTCCCTTACCCTCGAGCGCCACGAAGGGGAGATCAAGGCTATCAACGGCCGGTTCGAGAAGTTCGAGAAGGACAACTCGGACCAGCATGGGAAGATCTTCGACAAGCTCGACGACATCAAGGACCTGGTCATCGGCAAGTCTGCAGGGGCCGCATAATGAAGGTCCAGGTCGCGAAGCTCGGCCGGCCCGTGAAGTCGGATCAGATCAGCCTCGAGCAGGTCGAGGTCATCGCCAGCCTGGGCCTCACGGACGACGAGATCGCCATCATCCTCGGGATTTCCGAGCGGACGCTCAATTACTGGAAGAAATCGAATCCCGAATTTTTGCAGTCCCTAAAAAGAGGGAAGCTCAAGGCCGACTTCCAGATCGCCAAGAGCCTCTACGTCAAGGCCCTGCTCGGCGACACCACGGCCATGATCTTCTGGCTCAAGAACCGCCAGCCCGACCGCTGGCGCGACCGTCATCAAATCGACGGGAACCTGACTCTCTCTGGAAAGCTCTCCCTCGTCGAGTTCAAGAAGTCCATGAAGGATTGTGGGGATGCAGCCTCAAGAGATTGACCGGGAAACCCGCCAGGTGATGGCAGGGCTCATGCTCAGCTACCGGCGGGATCCCGTCTTCTTCGTCGAACACGCCCTGGGCCACATGACCTGGTCGAAGCAGCGGGAGATCCTGCGCTCCGTTGCCGCCAACGAGCGGACCGCCGTCCGGGCCTCTCATTCCGTGTCGAAGACCTACTCGGCGGCCGAGGTCGCCGTATGGTTCCTCAACTGCGTTCCCAACTCCAAGGTCATCACCACGGCCCCGACCTGGACGCAGATGGCCAAGCTCCTTTGGACGGAGATCCGGGCCATCTACGCCCGAAGCCGGGTCGCCCTCGAGGGCGAGTGCCTGATGACCGAGATCAAGACCGACGACCCGGACCACTATGCGATCGGCTTTTCGACCGACAAACCGGCCAGGGCCGAGGGCTGGCACGCCCCGGCCATTCTGTTCATCCTGGATGAGGCCAAGGGGATCCCACAGTGGCTGTGGGACTCGGTCCGGGGCTCGATGACAGGCGGCTTCTGCCGCTGGCTCGTGATCTCGACGACCGACGGCGTCCAAGTAGGGGAGCAGTTCTGGAAGGTCTTCCAGGGCGACAACACGGGCTGGAACAGGATCCACATCTCGGCCCTCTCGTCGCCCTTCGTTACGAGCGAGAGCTTCCGCGGGATCGACGTTCCCGATCTCCAGCGGCCCGACCGCTTTTCCCGTCGGCTGGTCGAGACCAAGGACGTCATGATCCAGATGGCCGGCCCGGCCTGGATCGAGGAATGCCGGAAGGAGTGGGGCGAGGAATCGGTCCTCTTCCAGACCAAGGTTCTGGGCGAGATCGTCGACGCCGGCGCCGACTCGATCATCAAGCTCTCCCAGGTGGAGCAGATGGGCCGCAACGCCGCCAAGCCCGACTTCAACGCGGCCGGCCAGGAAGAGGCCGGAGTCGACGTGGCCAGGGGAGGCGAGGACGACACGGTCATGTACCGCCGGAAGGGCTTCAAGTTCCTCGAGGAGAAGGTCCTGGCGACGCCGCAGCTTCCCGAGAAGGCCAAGCTCGTTTTCGTCGCTGACGAGGTGGAGCGCTTCGTCGGGCGGAACAAGTCCGTCCGGATCAAGGTCGACGACACCGGCGTCGGCGGCGGGGTGGTGGACATCCTGCAATCCCGCGGCTACAGCGTCGTCCCGGTCAACTTCGGGGCCGAGGCCTCGGAGCCCGACAAGTACCCGGACGTCGCCTCGGAGATGTGGTTCGAGGCCGGGGCGGTCATCCACGAGGTCTCCTGGCACCCCGACGAGCGCCTCAAGGCCGAGCTCGTCAACCGGAAGTCGAAGGCGCTCGACAAGCGCGGCCGGAGGGTCGTGGAGTCGAAGAAGGACTACAAGGCCCGCGGCTTCCGAAGCCCCGACAAGGCCGACGCCTTCCTTCTCTCCCTCTACGAGCCCCGAATCGTCGTGCCCCGAGTGAGGAGCCTGGCATGAACATCTTCGAACGCGCCCGCTTCCTGATGTTCGGAGACCTGCCGAAGTCCGCCCTGAGGCCGGGCGCCCAGGATCCCTTGGCCAGGATCATCATTTCCGCCCTCGGTCTCGGCCGGCAGCCCCTCTGGACCCCGAAACGCTACGACCAGCTCTCCGAGGCCGGCTACCAGAATTGCATGACCGTCTACGCCTGCGTCAACCAGATCACCCGGGCGGCGGCCGGCATCGAGTGGCGGGAGTATGACGGGGAGAAGGAAGTCGCGAATCCGGCCGTCATCCCGCTCCTCCGCCGCCCCAACGAGAACGAGGCCAAGCGGGCCTTCGTGACCAAGCACTTCGGCTACATGCTGCTCTCGGGGAACTCGTTCCTGATCGCCGGCCGGATCGGGAGCGCCCCGCCCCTGGCCCTCTGGCTGGCCCGGCCGGACCGGATGAAGGTCCTGCCGGGGACCGGCGGACAGAAGGTCCGCGGATACCGGTATACGGTCGCCGGGCTCGAGCAGGACTTCGACTTCGGCCAGGTGCTCCACACCCGGCTCTTCCATCCCACCAATGACTTCTACGGGCTCTCGCCGCTCGAGGTCGCGAGCAACGGCATCGACGTCGTGAACATGTCGGCCGAGTGGAACATGCGCGTCCTCCAGAACGACATGCGGCCGCCCGGTGCCCTGTCGACGGAAGGCTCACTGACTCCCGACCAGTTCGCGACGCTGAAGAAGATGATGCAGGAGGAGTGGGCGGGCTTCGAGAACGCCGGGGTCCCGCTGCTCCTCGAGGGCGGGCTCAAGTGGGTAAGCTTCGCTTTCACGCCGAAGGAGCTCGACTGGCTCAACTCGACCAAGGTCACAAAGCGGGATATCGCCGCAGTCTTCAATATCGATCCCTGCCTGGTCGGGGACGCGGAGTATGCGACTTACTCGAACAAGCAGGAGGCCCGCAAGGGGCTCTATCTGGAGACCGTCCTGCCGCTCATGGAGGAGTTCCGGGACGACCTCAACCTGTGGCTCAGCCCCATGTTCGGGGAGAAGCGCTGGATCGACATCAACCGGGACAAGATCGAGGCGCTTCAGGAAGAGCGGGAGAAGAAGTTCACGTACCTCGAGAACTGCTCCTTCATGCGGCTCAACGAGAAGCGGACGGCCGTCGGGCTGGAGCCGGTAGGGAAGGAGGGAGAGGTCATCCTCATCCCGATCGGCAAGATCCCGCTCGAGCTCGCCGCGGAAGGGAACGAGCCGGACGACGGGGCCGACCAGGATCCCGACGAGGACGACAACGAAAAGGCCAGGCGATTCGAGCGGGAAGTCGAGCGGCAGACGAGAGAGGCGAAGACGCTCAACGGCTTGTCCCAGTCGCTCAGCCGGCTGCTGTCCAGCCCCTACGAGGTCGGCCCTGACGGCCATCTCCGTCTCCCCGCCAGGAAGTCCTTCTGGGCCGATCCGGAGAGGAAGAAACGGCTCTGGCACGTCTTCGAAGCTAGGGTTAAGGCCCGGGAGAAGACCTTCGAGCAGATCGCCAAGGCCTACATCCGGGCCCAGGCCGAAGGCGTCAGGCAGCGCGCCTCGCGGCTGGGTTCGCTGTCCTCACTCTACGGGGCGGACATCTTCAGCGTCAAGGACGAGGCAAAGCGGTACGGCAAGACCTTCTGGGCCTGGTACATCGATCACTTCATCCGGGCCGGCAACGCCGGCATGACGGCCTCCAAGGGCGAGCTCTTCGATGATGCCGAATTCAAGGCGATGGCCAGGAAGGACGATCCTGGGAAACCCGACTCCTGGGTATTCCATCTGACCCAGGAGCAGGAAGACGAGCTCAGGCGGATGGTCTTCGAGTCCGGGACCAGGGTCAGCGAAACGACCCTCGAGATCATCAACGACATGATCCGTCAGGCCAACGCCGAGAGCTGGACGGTGGCGGACTTCGCCGGCCGTCTCGCTGACAAGCTCGCGGACTTCGGGCCCTGGCGCTCCAGGATGTGGGCGAGGACCGAATCGGCCAAGGTCGACAACTGGGGACAGGTCGAGGGCTACAAGCAGACGGAATTCGTCGAGAGGAAGGGCTGGGGCTCTTCCTTCACGCCCGAGAGTAGGGACGCCCACATGGCGGCCGACGGCACGGAGGTCCCGGTCGACGGGACCTTCAGCGTCGACGGGGACGAGCTCCGATATCCGGGGGATCCGCGGGGGAAAGCGGGGAACGTCATCAACTGCCTTTGCTTCACCTATCCCGTGGTCTGACAGGAGGACAAGATGCCGGAAAAGAAAGCGATCTCGATGGAACAGAAGGACATCGAGTTCAAGTTCACCCTGGGCGAGGGGGAGACCGAGGCCGGCACGTTCACCGGCTATCTCTCCGTCTTCGAAGTCGTCGACTCCTACGGCGACGTCGTGAAACGGGGGGCCTTCAAGAAGACGCTGAGGGAGAAGAAGCAGTTCCCGCTTCTCTGGTCCCACGACTGGATGGAGCCGATCGGCGTTGCCACCGGCGTCGAGGATGATAAAGGCCTGCTCATCACGGGCAAGCTCAACCTCGACGTGCAGCGGGCCCGGGAGATCCGCTCCCTCATGGCCCAGGGCGCCGTCACGGGCCTTTCCATCGGCTACACGGTGATCAAGAAGGAGATCGACAACGAGACGGGGATCCGCACGCTCAAGGAGATCAACCTCTGGGAGGGGTCTCCGTGCGTCTTCCAGGCCTGCCCCGGGGCCGAGGTCGATGACGTCAAAGCACTTCGCGGAGGGGAGCCGGCCACGGCCACTCCCGCCGCAGAGAAGCCGCTAGATGAGGGTGGCCTCGCCGTAGTGGGCGAGACCCTCAAGAGCTCGCTGACGTACGTCAGGAGCTTACTCCAAATCGAGAGGGATTCATGACCCCCGAAGAACTGAAAAAGCTGATCGAGGAGCAGACCAAGGCCATCGCCGCATACCAGGCGAGGCACGAGGCCCTCCTGAAGGGCCGAGTCGCCGAGAGCGACTTCGTCGCCTATCAGGCCAAGGTCCAGACGCGGCTCGACGAGATCGCCGCCGCGATGGTCAAGTTCCAGGCCCCGGCCCAGGTCCTGCCGGGCGTCGACGCCGACGCCAAGTCCAGGCTCGCGGTCAAGGCCTACGAGAAATTCCTCCGGAAGATGGGCGACATCAACGCCCTGACCCCGGAGGAGCGGAAGACGATGACCGTCGCCGATTCCACGACCGGCGGCTACGTCGCCCCCGTGGAGTTCACGAACGAGCTCATCAAGGGGCTGGTCGAATACTCGCCCATCCGTTCGGTCGCGCGCGTCGTCACGACCTCCGCGAAGGCCAAGGCCTGGCCGAAGAAGACGGGCTCCGCGTCGGCCTCCTGGGTCGCCGAGACCGGCACCCGCTCCGAGACGACCAACCCGAAGCTCGGCCTCGAGGAGATCCCCACCCACGAGATGTACGCCCTGGCCAAGGTCTCCAAGCAGGACCTCGAGGACGCGCAGTTCGACCTCATGGGCTTCATCAACGAGGAGTTCCGTGAGCAGTTCGGCGTCGCCGAGGGGACCGCCTTCGTCACCGGCAACAGCGTCGGCAAGCCCGAGGGCATCCTGACCAACTCGGCAGTCACCGGCTTCACCGGCGTCACGACCTCGGCCAAGATCGTCGCCGACGACCTCAAGCAGGTCTTCTATGCCCTGGCCGAAGCCTACGCCCGCAACGCGTACTGGGCCTGGAAGCGGAGCTCCACGCTGGCCATCTCGCTGCTCAAGGACAACAGCTCGAACCAGTACCTGTGGCAGCCCGGGCTCCAGATGGGGGCGCCGGCGAACGTCCTGGGCCGACCCTACATCGAGTGCCCGGACATGCCGGCCGAGGCCGCGTCCGCCAAGGCCGTCGTCGTGGGCGACTTCCGCAAGGGCTACATCATCGTCGACCGCATCGACATCGAGATGCTCATCGACCCGTACACGTCCAAGTCGACCGGCTGCATCGAGATCAGCGGCCGGAAGCGGGTCGGCGGCCAGGTCGTCCTCGCGGAGGCCTTCAAGGTCTACACGCTGAAGGCGTAAAGGAGACACCATGAGAGACCTTTACCATGATCTTCTGCCGGTCAAGTCGATCGATCCCATCCTCGGCAACAACGACACCGAGGGCACCGGCGTCGGGGTCGATCTCCAGGGCTTCGAAGGGGCCCTGATGGTGGCCCACCTGGGCCAGAGCGGCGACACCCTGAGCGGCTCGGTCTACGTCACGCCGACCTTCCAGGAGTCGGACGACAACTCCTCCTTCACGGACATCGCCGACGGCGACCTCATCGGTGGGGTCAACAAGCCCGTCGTCGACGCGGCCGCCGAGGACGAGGTCATCATCGCCAGGTCTTACATCGGGTCCAAGCGGTACGTCCGGGTCTTCATCGACTTCACCGGGACGCACACCAACGGCATCCCGATCTCGGCCCTGGTCATCAAGGGCGCCCCGCGCCACGCGCCGGTCGCCTAGAGAACTGAGGCAGGAACCTCAGAATGTCCAATTCGGGGAGGGGCCTCGGGATAAGGGGCCCCTCCCTGATTTTTAGCAAGGAGCCGATCAAACACGGCCCGAAGAAGGTGGAGACCATGAAGATAAAGCTCACGCGGGATTACCAGGTCTGCCGGGACGGGATCCGGCCGGAGCAGTTCCGGGCCGGCGACGAGGTCGAAATGCCGGCTCCGATCGCCGCGGTCCTCCTCGAGGACGGCCGGGCTGTCGAGCCCGAGCAGGTGAAGATCAATCCGGGTGCTCCGGAGAACAAGATGGAAAAGGGCGCCCCCGCCACCAAGCGCGGGAAGGGCGCCTGAAAGGAGGCAGTCATGCTGCCGAAGCGATTCATCTGGCTCGGGGAGCGGGACGACAAGTCCACGCACCTCGTGCTCAAGAAGGACGGCGTCTACCCGACGTCGGCCATCTCGAACGCCATCCTCATCGCCTGGATGAGGGATGGGAAACTCCGGTTCCTCGAGGACGCGCCGGGCGAAACGATCCCCGCCGACGTCATGCTCGAGGTCCAGAACGCGACGTCGAAGTCGACGGCCGAAGTGCCCGGCCTCGGCAAGGAGAAGTGAGATGGCGAAGTTCGACCACAACGACAACATGGACGCCGCGCACAACAACGTCAAGAACAACGCCACCCGGATCTGCGTCTGCTCGACCCAGCCGACGACGTACGCGGAGGCGATCAGCACCTACAAGCTGGCCATCAAGACGATCTCGGGCTCTGACTTCACCGGGCCCGCGGACGGCGACACGAGCGGCCGGAAGCTGACCTCGAACCAGCACTCGGGGATCACCATCGACGCCAGCGGCAACGCCCAGCACATCGCCCTGTGCGACTCGGTCAACTCGAAGCTGCTGCGCGTCACGACCTGCACGCTGCAGGCCCTGGTCGCCGGCGGGACGGTCACCATCCCGGCCTGGGACTGGGAGATCAACGACCCGACCTGAGAGGAGAGACCATGAGCAAAACCCTCAAGACCATCCTCATCGTCCTGGCTATCGCCGGCCTCATCGGGGCCGGCTACGGCGTCGCCCGCCTCCTCCAGGACACGCAGCCCTCGTCCGTCCAGCATTCCTACCCTTTGACCATCACGGTCCTGGTGAGCGGGGACTTCGAGTGCGTCCTGAGCCCGGCCGTGCTGACTCTCCACAAGGGCGAGACGGCTACGGTCCAGATCACCAACACCGTGACAGGCGGCTTCGACGCGAAGATCCAGTACATCCTCGCGGGACTCCCGGAGGGGTCCTATTCGTTCTCGGTCAATCCGGTGGACCCGGGCCAGGCGACTACGCTGACCATCAACGGAGCGCTGCTCCAGTCCAATGCCACCTACGCCTGCCAGCTCACGGCCGGGGACACGGGGACGCTCATCTACGAGGATTGAATGGCCAAGCAGGGAGGGGTCCGGAACACGGGGCGTCAGCTGTCCCGGTTCCTCGCGCCGTGGCTCATGGAGAAGCTCATCGTGCGCCTGGGCCTTTCCCTGCTTAAAGACTCGCTCTTCATCTACGGCGGTGATTGCCCGTTCTGTGGCGGAGAGCGGACCTTCGTCGTCTGGGTGAATCGGCGGAGCTGCCGGTGCTCGAAATGCGGGCTGGACGGATGGTTCGGCCCGGCGCCGGAGCTCGAGCGGGGCGAGCGGGAAGAGAAGCAGGCCGCGCTCGCGGAGATGGTGGCGTAGATGCCGACTCCGTTCTTCCTCACGGGCTTCGAGCATGGGGTGATCGCCTCGACCGGCGGAGGTCTCTTCAGAAGCGTCACGAATTCGCCGACGGCCGATAGCACGGTCAAGCGCTCCGGCAGCTACTCGATGAGGTGCTACAAGACGGCCGCGGCGGCCTGCTACGTGAGCTTCCCGACGCCTCCTTCCTCGCAGACTTACATCGTCGGTCGGTTCTATATCCGCCTCGACACGGATCCGTCTTCATGGTCCGGGATCCTAAGATGGGACACAGCCGGGGCCACGGCATTCTACATCGGCCTGTCGACGGCCGGAGTTCTTCAAGTCCAGGTCCACGGCTCCGGCTCCGCCGTCAATGGCCCGACGCTCACGCACGGCCAATGGTATCGGGTCGACTTCAGGCTCTACTGCGGCGGAGAGACGTACACGATCGACTGGCAGGTCGACGGGACGGCTCAGACGCAGGCGACCCGCACGGGAATGACCGCTTCGACGTTCAGCACGACGACGCATCGGCTCGGCTCGTCTTCCTCTTGCACGATCGACGTGTACTTCGACGACGTCATCCTCAGCAACGTCTCTGGGGATTACCCCATCGGGGCCGGCTCGGTCGTGGGGCTTTCCCCGTCCGGCGCCGGGACCTCCGTCAATCCCTCCAATTTCGAGGATAACGGTGGGATTGACGTGAACGATTCGTCGAATCCTGCCAGCGCCGAGCTCGACGATGTTCCGTTGAGTGAGACGGGCGATTACATCACTCAGAACGGCGGGAGCGCCTCGGACTACGTCGAGGTCGTCTTCGCCGACACGACTAAAGGGACGATCAATGGGGCCCGGGCCATCGTTGCCTACCAGTCCGCGGCCGCCTCCCCGGGCAACAGCGCGGCCTCGAAGATCTACGACGAGGACGGTACGGAGCAGACTATCTACTCCGGCGACATGTCGGAGTCCTCGATGTACTACAAGGCCGTCATGCTCACGGCGCCGGCAGGCGGTTGGGATCAGGCGGCCGTCAATGCCCTCAAGGGGCGGGTCGGTTATGCCTCGGACTATGACGCGCTCCCTCGTTGGCATGCCCTGATGATCGAAGTCGATGGCGTCGACTCGACAGCGGTCACCCTCACCGTCCAAGAAGGTTCCCAGGGGCAGGCGGCCGACGGCGTTGACCTTACTCAAGCGCAGCTCCTGGCCGCCCAGGACGCGGCCCAGGGCCAAGCGGTGGACGAGCCGGCCCTGGTACAGGCACAGATCCTAGAGCTGGCGGACGCCAGCCAGGCCCAAGCCCCGGATGTGCCTGGGCTCGTCCAGAATCAGGTCCTCGCCGCGGTCGAAGCCGCACAAGCCCAGGCGGCCGAAGAGCCGGTCCTCGACCAGAGCCAGCTCCTGGCCGCTTCCGAGGCTTCTCAAGCGCAGCTCGCAGACGCTCCAGACATTACTCAGGCCCAGGTCCTCGAGGCGCAGGAAGGCGCCCAGGGCCAGGCAGCGGACTCTCCCTCTCTCGTCCAAGCCCACTCACTCGAGGTTCAGGAAGCCGCCCAGGACCAATCCGGAGATGGCGTCCTCCTCGATGTCAGTGCCGCCCTCGAGGCCCAAGGCGTCCTCCAGGGCCAGATCGCCGCGGCGGTGGACCTCATCCAGGCCCACCTCCTTGCGGTCGATGACGCGCTCCAGAGCCAGGCCGGAGAGGATGTCTTCCTGGGCCAGGCCATCATCCTTGTCGTCGACGGCGCCGCACAGGCCGTTGTGGTCGATCGCGTCGAGCTCAATGCCTACAGCCCAGGAATGGTAACGGACGCCGTCCAGCCGAGGGAGGCCGCGCGCTCGGCCGAGATCGATGGCCAGAAGCGAACGGCCTCCGGACATGGGGCCAGGACTTTCGTCGTGAACCGGAGGAGGAGCTGATGGAACTTCAGGGCGCCTGGTCGATCCCGGTCGGCGGCAAGTGGCCGATCGAGTTCAAGTGGAAGGGCGACGATCTGCCCTCGGGCGTGACGATCGCCTCGGCAACGAGGACGGTGGTGCCGGCCACGGGCCTTACGGTCGACGCCCCAGTCCTCAATTCCGACTCTACGGGCGTCATCTTCTGGGTCACGGCGGTCATGGCCGGATCCTATTCCATCCTCATCGACGCCCTCCGCTCCGATGGCGGGCACAACATCGCGCTCGGCCATGTCACCGTGACCCCGGCCTCGGACCGTACGAGCCTCAACGCCAACGCCCTCGTCACCCTGGCCGACCTTCTGGGCTTCCTCGGCGAGGAGAATCCGATCTCCAAGAACACGGCCGAGGCCATCATCAACTCCGTTTCCCAGGAATTCGACCGGTACCTTGGCCAGGTCATCAAGCAGGCGACCTACACAAACCTCTACATCGACGGGAATGGCCGGGAGGATCTCCGGCTCCCCGGCTGGCCGGCAGCCGAGGTCACTGGCGTCTATGAGGACGACGATCTCCTGACCGAAGGGCTCGACTACGACTACGTTCTCTACTCCTCGGACGGCGACGCCTATCTGCGCCGGATCGACGATCTGTGGCTCGTGGGTCCCAAGACCGTGAAGATCACGTCGGTCAAGCTCGGCTTCGCCGTGGTCCCGGGGGACATTCAGCTGGCCTGCTTGAAGCAGTGCGCCGTCGAGTTCCAGCGGGCGAAGCAGAAGTCCTGGGACGAGACGAGCCGTTCGATCGGCGAGCAGAGCGTCAGCCTCGTCGATCCGGGCCTTCTGCCCGACGTCGTGGCCGTCCTCAACAGGTACAGGAGATACCACCTGTGAAGATCGAGGTCGATGTCAGTGGGGCCATCAGGAAGACGGCCGCTCTTCGAAAGGTACCCCAGGCAGCCCGCAAGCAGCTGGCCCGGTGGGGAGCGAACTCCGTTCGAGAGCTCAAGCGCGTCGCCGCCGGCATGAAGAAGTCCGGATCCGGCAGGAAGACGGGGCAGCTGGCCCGGGCCGTGGGGATGAGGATGGACGGCCGGACGCTCATTGTCGGCACGAACGTCAGGAACGAGACCGACGTCAAGTACGCGAAGATCCAAGACGAGGGGGGGACCATCAGGCCCAAGGGCCATCCTTACCTGGCCCTCCCGCTTCGGGGAATCAAGGATCGGCCGAAGGACCACCCCAACGCCTTCGTCATCGAGACGCGCCGCGGCAACGTGCTGCTCGTCGAGGAGATGTGGCGAGGAGCGGGCGGGGCCGGCAAGGGCTGGCGTGGCTCCGGCTACAAGCGCGGGATCCGGGCTCTGTTCCTCCTGGTCCCTGAGGTGACTCTCCGGCCGTCCCGGTGGTTCACCGGAACCATGCGGATGATGGACTCTCTCCTGCCCGGGTACATGGACGAGAGAGTGATCCTCGAGGAAGCCCAGAAGCTCGTCGGGACCGGAGGGAGCATATGAGCTGGCCGGCTGAGACGAAGCGAGTACTGGTGATCGACCGGATCGTCGACGTCCTCAAAGCGATCCGCGAGGGGGCGTCCTACTTCTACACTCCTGCCTCGGTCGAGAAACGATACACCCATTGGAAGGAAGTCACCCGGGGGCCGGCTTACTCCGTGGCCGTTGATTCCGGCGGCAAGCTCACCTACGGGCTCAACGGCTACGTGACCGAGGAGCTCTACATCAACGTCAAGGGCGTCGTGCTCGAGGAGCGGGACGCCGTCACGGCTATCGCGCGCTGCATACGTGACGCCCGGACCGCCATCGACGCGGACATGGCGAGCGCCGCGGCCGGGTCCCTGGGCTCCCTGTGCAAGGGCCTCTTCTTCGACGAGCCGCCCGACACGGACAACGGGTACCTCAGCCTCGAGGGGAAGGCTCAGTTCGAACAGCGCGTCAGGATCGTCATCTCAGGTCAGATCGGAACTTTATAGGAGGTTTTGTCATGCCTACTCCCACCTCTCCCTCGAAGCGTTTCTACGGCTGCGCCGCCAAACAGAAGGCGACAGGCCTGTGGGACAACACGCCCCAGGCCGTCGGCGCCGGGGACGAGCTCTTCGTCTCGTCCGACGGCGATCCGCAGCTCAAGCAGGAGTTCAAGCCCTTCCGGGGACTGAACTCGATCATGGCCAAGGACGGCGATCTCGGTCCGGCCGACGCCATCGACTGGTCCCTGCCCTTCGACGGCGAAGGATGCGGGATCCAGTACGAGATGGGCTCGATGGGCTCGCTCCTGGCCGCTTTCATGGGGACGTTGACGGCCCCCGCGCAGCAGGGCGCGACGCCGGCCTACAAGCACGTCTTCGATATGGCCGACGAGGTCTCGAAGGTCTTCTCCTTCGCCTCGGAAAGGCCCGGCGACATCTGGGAGGTCCCCAGCTGCATGCCGATCAAGCTCAACCTGAAGCCCGGCAACGGCTTCCTCCAAGGCTCCATCACTCTCCGGGGGAACCACCTCAACAACACCTCCACGGTCAACACGGCGACCCAGCTCGACGCGATCTCCAAGGCCGCCGAGGGGAACATCATCCGCTTCCAGGACGGCGTCTTCCGCATCAACGGACAGTCCGGCGACGCCCTCGACAGCGGGGACAACCTGGAGCTCGCCGATTTCGATATCAACCTCGAACGCTCGGCGGACGCGCGGCAGGTCCTGGGAGGCAGCTACATCAAGAAGCCGGCCGAGTCGGGGCTCCTGGGGACGCTCAAGGTCAAGATCCCGCACGAGACCGGCGGGGCCGCGGCCTGGTTCGCGAACTTCCTGGCGAAGACGGCGCAGAAGGCCAGCTTGATCTTCACCGGCCCGACCGAAGCCGGGACGGGCTACCCCTACTCCTGGGTGCTCTCCTTCCCGCGGCTCATGCCCCAGCTGCCCCCGGGGGTCAAGCTCGAGGACATCATCGACAGCGAGCTGACCTTCCTGATCCTCGAGGCGGCCGCGGCCCCGACGGGGATGACCGGCCACGTCCGGCCGTTCATCGAGGCCGTCAACCTTCGGTCGACCGCTTACGTGAGCTGAGGGCCATGATGGACATCAAGAGGATCGCGCCCACGGCTACGGTCGAGTTCACGCTCGCCCGCAAGGACGAAAAGGGGAATCCCCTCACGGTCAAGCTCGAGGTCAGCTACGTCTCGGCCGACGAAGTCGCGGACTTCGTCGAGCCCGGGAAGAGATTCCGGGTTTCGCGGGCGATCCGCGAAACGCTGATCGACGCGGTCGTCAGCTGGGATCTGACCGAAGACGGGCAGCCCGTCGAATGCGACGACCGGAACAGGCGCCGGATCCTGCCGTGGCTTCTGGGCGAGGAGCTCGCGGACGACCGGCCCGAAGAGGAGAGGAGGGGGAAGGACGGGAAGCCCGTTCCCCACCCGACTCCGATCAACCTGGTCCTCGGCCGCCGGCTGCTGGCTTTCGCCGCCGATGACGGGAACTTCCTAAAAAATTAGAGGCCTACCTCGGGCTGCGCCGGGACCTCCGGAAGTACCTGCTGGCGCCGAAGCAGCACCGGCACGAGGTAGGCGAGGATACGAGCGCTTGCCGGAATTGCCGGCTCGCGCGGGAGGCCGAGAAGATGAGCGGGTTTGAGATCGCCTGCTGGAACTGGTACCGGCTCAACGCGACGCCGCTTGTCTTCACGTCCGGACTCCTCGGCCGGCTGATTGACCGCTTGGGCCTGGATGTGGAGCGGGAGGGGCTTTTCATAAGGGCCCTGAACATGATTCGGGAACATTTCCTCCTGATCGACTACGAGGACGCGAGGAGATAGATGGCCGACGTCAAGTACATCATCACCGTCGACGACCAGGGAGCGGTCAAGAAGGTCGAGGCGTTCGACAAGGCCATCGAGAACGTCGGCCAGGGGGCTGACAAGACCGGCGGCATCCTCGGGGCGTTCAAAGGCAAGGTCCTCTCTATGGCGGCCGGCGTGGCCTCGGGTCAGGCCGCCCTCGGCCTTTTCGAAAAGGCCACGCGTCTCGCGCGCGAGGAGCTGAACCACGCCGTCCGGTCCGCGAGCGAGGCCGAGCGCGTGGACCGCGGCCTCAAGTCGGCTCTCGAGATCACCGGCCGGGCCGCGGGCGGCGCCGCGGAGCGTTACGACCGATACGCCAAGAGCCTTCAGCGCCAGACGATCTACGGCGATGAGGCGATCAAGAAGACCCAGACGCTGCTCGTCCAGCTGACTCAGCTCAATGAGGAGGGCATCAACAAGGCGACCCAGGGCTCGATCGGCTTGGCGGCCGTCCTGGGCGTCGACCTCGAGACTGCCGCGACAATGGTCGCGAAGGCGATGGAGGGGAACTACCAGGCCCTGGGCCGGTACGGCATCAAGGTCGATGAGACCCTGTCGGCCGGGGAGAAGCAAGCCGCTCTCCTCGAGAAGCTCTTCGGCTACTACAAGCGGGCCCAGGACGACACTCAGACGTACGCGGGCCGGGTGGCCCAGCTCAAGGAATCCTATGACGACCTGCTCGAGAAGCTGGGGGACTTCGTCGTCAAGAACAAGTCCGTCATCGACTCCCTGGGGGCCGTGAAGTCCATCCTCGACTGGTTGGCCGTCCATATCCGGGACGGGCTACCCCAACTCCTGGGTGCTCTCCTTCCCGCGGCTCAGACCGTCCTCAACGGTTTACGCATCGCCGGGAGTTTGGCCAAACGTGATCTCGAGCGGATGGACCGGCTGCAGAAGGAGGGCAAGAAGTCGGCCGAGGAACTCTGGAGCTGGATCGTAAAGAACGCTGATGCCGCCAAGGTCTTCGGGGTGAACCTTGGGCCTGTCATCAAGCACCTCGAGGCTCTCCGGAATCCTCCGAAGCCCACGGAACTCGAGCCGACCTCGCAGCTCCTCAAGGACCTCGGGATCAAGACGGTCCCCCAGCTCAATGAAGAGCTGGCGAATGCCGAGCAAGCCCTGGCCTTATTCGTTGCCGGCGGCGGGAAGGCCCCCGGGGTCATCTCTGCCCTCGAGAAGCGGATCGAAGATCTCCGAGCTCAGCTCTACGGGATCCAGGAGCCCTTCGCAGACTTCACCCGCCAGTTCCTGACCATGCGGAACGCGCCGGCCGAGGTAATCCCGTTCAAGCTCTTCGGGGATTTCGGTCCGGAGAAGGCCGTCTTCGAACTTACGAAACTCCCGCCGGCGATCAACCGCATCGACCTGGTCATGAAGAGCCTGGCGCTGACCTCTCAGAACATGGCCCCCAGGCTCAAGAAGCCCTGGCAGGAGACCGCGTCCGAGATCTCCGAGGTCATGCAGAAGGTCAAGGAATACTCCTCCCAGGCCTTCAGCCAGCTCGACGCCATCTTCGCCCAGTCTCAGCGCAATCGGGAGATCGCGATCGAGAACGAGTACAAGACCCGGCTGAAGTACATCGAGGCCAACATCACGGACGAGGCGGCCCGGCAGCGGGCGATCGAGGCGCTCGAGGCCGAGTTTGAGATCAAGCGTACCTCGGCCAGGAGATCCGGGGCGAAGGCACAGAAAGCTATCTCCCTCATGGAAGCCATCACGAACACGGCGGCCGGCGTAGCCGGTGCGCTGTCGAATAAGCCCTGGACCCCCTTCAACTTCGTCCTGGCTGCCATGACCGCAGCCCTCGGTGCGGCCCAGGTCGCGACGATCGCCGCCCAGCCTATCCCCCTGGCCGGCGGCGCGTACTTCAAGGGCCGAACTCTGCTCTCGGGGCTCGACGGCCGCCCTTATCTCGTCGACGAGGTCCATCCCGGCCGGGGCGAGATCACTAGCCCGGTTCCCATGATGCGCCAGATCGTCCGGGAGGAGAGCCGCGGCGGGGGAGGGATCGTCAATATCGAGTTCATGCCCGGAGCCTTCGTCATCAACGCCCAGACGCTCGATGACGCGGCTATCGCGAAGGCCCGGACGAAGCTCGCCAGGGCCGTGGCCGACGAGCTTCGGCTGAATACCCAGCTCAGGAGGATGTTCTGATGGCCATCAAGCTCGGCCCGGCTGGCTCCCAGACTACCCTCCCAGACATCGTGTGGCCGTCCGGCTCGGAGCCGGAGATCCCGTACACGGAGGACGAGCTCGTCGAGGAAGAGCGGATGGCCGACGGCTCCAACCGCTTCATCATCCACGAGTTCGCTCCGGGAACCTGGACGCTCGTGTGGGACGGCATCCCCTGGTCAGACGTCCAGACGATCTGGGCTGTCATCTCGCTGAAGCAGCTGCTGGTCTTCACCAACGAGTACACCGACAATGTTGACCATAACGTCATCGTGACGGCCCGCTCCTACTCCCTCAAGGCGGGGACTGCCCAGGCGACACCCCTATATGTCCTGACCGCCACTCTCCGAGAGCAGAAGGGGACCTGATGCAGTCGATCTCCCCGCTGGCAGCGGCGGACCTCCTGGAGCGCGTCCGGAGGCCCCGCTACAAGTTCGAGGTCTATGACGGCTCGAAGTGGCTCAATCTCTCTAACCTGATCCCGACCGAGGGCCTTGTAGGATACTGGCCGTTCGATGAGGAGGCGGGGACGGCTGCCCGGGACTCGAGCGGCTATGGCGGCCACGGCGTCCTCACGAACATGGACGCGGCCGATCATGTAGCCGGCAAGTTTTCTAACGCCCTGGATTTCGACGGGTCGAACGACTACGTCTCGGTCGCAGATGCCTCCCACCTCGATATCACTACGGCTATCACGATCTCGGCCTGGGTGAAGCCCTCGTCAAATCCGGCTTGGGCCGTGATCGTCTCGAAGGGGACCTCGACGACCTGGAACAATAACCATTTTGTCCTCGGCGTGGCCAGCGGTCAGGTGACGTTCCGATGGAACGGCAAGGGGACGGTGACGGTCGATGCCGGCGACGCCCTGACGGTCGGGGAGTGGCACCATGTCCTGGCCGTAGCCGCGGCGGGAACGACCAACGCTCTGAAGATCTACATCGATGGAGAGCTCGTAAAGCAGGGCGACCGTTCGGGCGATCCATCGCCGAACGACCAGGCCCTGAGGATCGGCTCAGACAACGGGACGGACAACTTCGCCGGCCTGATCGATGAGGTCCGGATCTACAACCGGGCCGTGACTGCCGACGAGATTACGGCCCTGGCATGCCCGTTCAAGTCTTCCCTGCTGAAATCGCCTCCTACCTTCAAGCCCGCCGGGGCCGGGGCCACCCCCGACGTCATGGTCGGATCCTGGAGCGCGGAGATCGCCAATCCCTCGGGGATCTTCCATCCGCTCCACCCGAGCTCGGAATACCGGGATCTGCTTCGAATCGGGAGGACGGTCCGGATCTCGATAGGGAGCGTCATCAACGGGACCACCTATTACTGGCAGCGGTTCATCGGCTACATGGACGAACCCTCATTTGACGTCAAGGGGCGGTCCGTCTCCTTGTCTGGTTGCGATTACTCCCAGCGCCTGACCGACTCTGACGCCGGGAGGCACTGGGGGAGCCATCACGTCTTCTCGACGGTCGCGACTGCCGAGGTCCTGGGAACGGACCTCTATGACCACGCGGACGCCGTTCACGCGGGAGTCATCGATGTCAACTCGATGTCTGGGTGGACCGCAGAGGAACCGACCGGCCTGACGTCGGAAACGGAGAGCGGGGGCGGTTCAACCTATGTTGCCCAGCTCCTCAAGAATACCTCGGTCTACGATCACAACGCCTACATCGACGGCGTCGGGTCGGTCACCCAGGGTAAGCTCTATAAGGTCACGTTCAAGTACCGGATCATAGCTGGAGACGAAGACGACTCAGAGTTCAAACTGAAGATTTACGCGACCGGCGGCTCGACGAACCTCATGGGCGGGATCTCAGGGCTCAAGAGCTGGGATTGGACCACGGCGACGTTCTATTTCACCGCCACGGCCACAGGCGCCATGCGGGTGATGGCGACCGCCTACGACATCGGCGTGGCCGCATGTACCGTCCAGTGGGATGTCCTCGTTATCAAGGAAGTGACCGGTCACTCGAATTCGGTCTACGAGCTCCCGGCCGAATCCCGCGGGCCCTACCTCGTCCTGCTCGACGATACTCCGATCTCATTCGCAGCTTCGGCCGAGGAGTACGGCTGGCTCTACTCTGAAGCCACCCGGATCCTGAGCTTCGTCGACGGAGTCATGGTAGCCGGCGGGCTCGACCTGGATGTCTATTACTACACGCCGGAGTCCGTCGAGAACATGGTCGCGGACCTCCTTGTCGATGCCGGGCGGTACGCCGACCAGGCCACGGCCCTGGCCGATATGGACTACACCGCCACCGGGGTGACGATCGAGCGGCCCTGGATCGAGGAAGGAAAGAAGGGGACCGAAGCCATCCGGATGCTCTGCGAGCGGGTCAACTACCGGTTCTGGCACGGATGGGACGGGAAGCCCCACTTCAAGCCGGCGCCCGTGCTCGCAGCCGCTTCGCTGGCCATCCCGTCTTTGGGCTATGTGACGGGCCTCAGAGACGCCCATGACAGGACCCAGCTCCGGAATCATGTAACGATCCGCGGGATCGAGCAGGGCATGTTCCTCGTCCGTGAGGACAAGCAACGCGTCTACCTCACCGGAGAGGCCTCCGACTCTAGCTCCATCGCGACCTACGGAACCTGGACCGAGCCGATCGAGAACCACCTCTTCCAGGACCAGGCCGCTATCGACGGCATGGTCGCCGCAGTTTTGGCGGCCAGGAAGGTCCCCTCGCTGTTCTCGACGCCTGATCTCGCGAATCCGGTCGTTCCCCTCGAGGTTGGGGATACCGTTCAGCTCTCCGTGAAGTACGACGAGGACAATCCCGCGGTATCGGTCCTGGGGATCATCAGGGAGATCGATGTCTCAGGGACCGCTGTTTCTTTGACCTGCGAGATCTCGATTCTGGCGCTCAATGTGGCCCGGGCCGAGCAGGCCCAAGCTGCCGAGAACGTTGACCTGGTCCAGGCCCACGTCCTCGCCGTAGACGATGTTTCCCAGGGCCAGAGCGTCGAGTCCCCGGCCGTCCAGCAGGTGGCCATTCATGAATACGATGAAACCGACGACGGGACCTATCTCCTCGTCCCGTCCTGGGCAACGCAGGCGGTGATTGAGTGCTGGGGAGCTGGCGGTAACGGCGCCAACGGAGCGGCGTCCTCGGGCGGCGGCGGCGGTGGCGGTGGGGGATACTCTAAAGCAACGGTCACCGTCGCAAACGGCGATCACCTTAACCTGACGATCGGCAGCACTGACGATGCCAAGAATACGTACGTCACTCGCGTGAGCGTCTATCTCTGCCGGGCCAACCGGGGAGCTACCCCTACAGGTGCGACAGGCGGGGCCGGAGGCGGAACCGGAACGGCCGTGGGAGATGTGAAGTACGCAGGAGGGAATGGAGCGAGCGGCAGCGGGACGACCGGAGGGGGCGGTGGATCGAGCGCAGGACCCTCGTCAGCCGGCAACGCGGCGAGCGGTCAGACGGGCGGATCCGCGGTGACGGGCGGCGGGCCCGGAGCTGACGGAGGCGACGAATACACCGCCGGCGCGGATCCCAGCAGCTCTCCCGGGGGCGGCGCGGGTGGTGGCGGCAGGACCGATTCTTCGGCTCTGGGAGGCGATGGAGCTCCCGGAAAAATCCGAATTACGCTGACGTCTTGAGGTCCTTCTTCTCGACCGGCCTACTGTGTCTAAAAATGTGCCTAAATTATTTCCGGGATTCTATCTTTCAAGGCGTCTCTCCCTATGAGGCGCGATATTCGCCGAAATGGCGTCTGCTATTTATCGCGAGGATTGATTCGGCCTAATCTTACGCCAATCCAAGAGCAGAAGCAATCTTATTCAGCCAGTCCTCGTTGTAACGCCGCTTCCCGTTCAGGATCAAGTTCAGATAAGAATTTGATAAACCCTTTTCGGTAGCAAACCGCCGGAGATTATCGCCGTAGCCGAGCTTAGCGATCCGGCCCTTGATGTTTTCTCGAATCCCCATTTCTACAAACATCGTAATTTCACAATTTGTTAATTTCAAGGAGAGAATTAAAGATTTTACAGATTGAAAAATCTGCTTGACAAAGGTTTTTCAATTTGTAAAATAGGGGCATACGCGAGGTTGACAATGAGCAAAAGAAGCCTTTCGGAATTTAAGGAGTCCAAAGGGCTCACTAGTCAGGAACTGGCCCGGATGTTGGGGGTTTCGGACGCTCATCTCTCGATGATCCTGTCTGGACAAAGAAGCCCCTCTCGCAAGCTCGCCCAGCGAATCAGCGAGAAGACGGGCATCCCGGTCCTCAATCTCCTTTACCCCCAGGAAGAGGCCCGGCCATGACCGTCCCAGCTAGCCTCTGGACGAAGGCGGAGACCGCCGCCTACCTCAGCGTCTCTGCCAGGACATTGGACAACTGGTGTGCGGCGCGCCTTCTTCCGTTCATTCAGCTTCCCGGCGGGAAGCGGTTCGATCCGGAGAAGATCAAAGCCTTCGTCCGGGACCGTGAGTTCAGCCGTCCTGTCCATTCTCACGCCCAGGTTAGCGCGAGGGTGTCGTGAACTGCAATCCCAACGTGCCCCACGCTTCGGACTTCCAATCCGTTCTGAACTACCTCATCAACCTTGCTCAACCCGAAATCCGTCGCGTCGACAAGAAGATCGTCGCCGTCGAGATGGACCTCAAGCCGGACACGGTTCAGCGGCATGCCAATGGAACGATCCCCACGAACGCGGACTTCGCCCGGGACATCATCCGCGCAGTCGCCAAGACCCACGAGGACATCGCGCTCGAGCTGATCTCTTTCTTCGTGCCGGCCGGTTTCCGAGTCGTCCGGGAGTCGAACGTGAAAACCGCTGTGGCCGCGGACATCCGGGACCAGCAGCTGGATCTATCGCGCCATGTCGGCCGAATTCAGGAACTCGTAAAGGAGGCCCTGGCCGACGGGCGCTTGGACCGGGCAGAGCACCGGACGATCTCCAGGAAGGTGGCGTCACTCAAGACGATCGCCACGGAATTGGACGAAAGGCTCAAGGGGGAGGTCCTCTAGTTTTGCCATGTACACCAGCTACTGCACGAAGGGCAAGCACTTCTTCCTGGCCGAGTGCTGGGGAGAGACCGTCTGTGAAGGGCACAAAGACGATGACTCTTGCGGGTCCGTCGATCTCAACCGGGAGGACGAATCACAGGTTGAAAACAGCCACGTAAGGGCAAGGAGAAAGGCGACAACGGGGACCGGGGCAGCGGCTCCGGTCCCCCGCGGAGCCTCGGGTCTGGGGGAAAAAGAAAAGGCCCAACCCACAGGGCGAGTCGGGCAAATCCAACAACTGATACTCGGATTCTAGTGGACCGAGCTACGGCTTGTCAATAGGGGAACGGGCGGGAGGCATCATGAGCAAGCAAGAAGAGCAGCTGGTCCCGGCGGCCGGGTCCGGACTGCGCTATTCGACCGGCGGGGTCTTCGACTCCGTCACCATGCTGGCCGAGGCCATCAGGTCCCTCGGCAAGAAGCACAACCTCGTCATCCCGGGCGGAGCGATCGGCCCGGACCTGCCGCTGCTCCACGCGGCCGGGATCTCGTTCGTCTTCGTCGACCCGGAGAAGGAGACCTACGCCATCGATGGCGGCAAGATCGGTCTCTCCAAGACCGCGCTCGACCGCGTCGCCGCGGCCGCCGGCGTCCGCTGGAACCCGCACCTCTGCGGCCGGACCGACGACGGCTCCAATCCGCACGTCGTCGAGTACCAGGCCGCCGGCACCGTCCTCCAGCTCGACGGCACGGAGCGGATGATCCACGCCTCGAAGCGGATCGACCTCCGCGCCGAGAAGGGGACGCCCGAATCCACTTGGGGCTCGGACGCCCAGGAGCTCGCCAGGATCGCGGCCAAGAAGGACCGCGACCCCTGGCCGCAGATCCTCCAGGCCCGGCAGCACATTCTCAGCCTGGCCGAGTCGAAGGCCAAGAACCGGGCCATCCGGTCGCTCGGCGTCCGCGCCGGCTACGACGCCGGCGACATCGGGAAGGGCTTCGCCGTCGTCCGGCTGCAGTTCACCGGCCGGAGCGACGACCCCGAGGTCGAGCGCGAGGTCTCCCTCATGATCGCCAAGCGGGCGCTCTCGTCCGAGTCCATGCTCTACGGCGGCGGGGTGCGTCAGGCCCTGGCCGCCCCGACCAAGGTCCCGCGGCTGGCCCCGGCCGAAGTCGTGGAAGAGGACGAGGAGCCCGAGGCCAAGCCCGCGGCGCCGGCGGCGGCCGCCGAGCCCGCGAAGCCGGAGCCGGCCGAGCCCGCCTCCGACAAAGGCCAGGCCGTCCCCGAGCGGAAGCGGCCGGCCGACGACCCGCTGCTGATCTGCGGCGACCAGGTCGACGGCAAGTGGCCCCGCAAGCCCTGCTCCGAGTTCGCCGTGGAAGTCCTCAAGGCGAAGATCTTCGCCGCCGAGAAGAAGCGGCCCGAGTGGCCCGCCCGCTGGGCGGCCAAGAACGAGGCGGAGCTCCTGGCGATGAAGGCCTGGCTGGCCTTCAAGGAGTTCGACCCCAACCAGGGCGTGCTCCCCGGCGTGCCCGCGCCCGGAACGTCCGACCCGGACGAGGTCGAGCTCTGATGCGCGTCCTACACCTCGCGGACCTGCACATCTACCTCTCCGGGCCCCGGGCCGAGGAGTGCAGAAGAATCATCGACTGGATCGCCGGCAACGCCTGGGCTGCCGGACCCGACGCGATCGTCATCGCCGGCGACGTCTACGAGCGGCGGTCGACGCCGGCCGAGCGTCTCTACCTCGCCGGCTTCCTCCAGGCCCTGGCCGACGTCGCTCCGGTCTATCTCATCAACGGGAACCACGACGACCGCGACGACCTCCGGCTCTTCCAGAAAGAATACGGATTCCTGACCCGGGCCGAGATCTTCCTCGAGCCCGAGGTCTGGCCCGGGCCCGCCGGTCTCCGGCTGGCCTTCCTGCCCTGGCCCGAGCTCGGGCAGGTCTCGGCCAAGGCCGGGGCGGCCGAGTCGATCGCGACGCGCCGGGAGCTCGTGCGCTCGGCCCTGATCGACGTCCTGCGCGGCTTCGCGGCCGGCGGCGAGGTCGAGCCGGGCAAGCCCTCGCTCCTCGTCGCGCACCTCTCCGTGACAGGCGCCTCGATGGATTCCGGCCAGCCCGTGAGCGGCGGGGAGGAGCTGGCGCTTTCGGCCGAGGAGCTCCTCGAGTCCGGCTGCGCCGGCGTCGCCCTGGGGCACATCCACCTCCGCCAGCAGATGAAGACGGCCGACACGCGGCCGGTCATGTACGCCGGGGCTCCCTTCCGGGGGTCCTTCGGCGAGGCCCACGGCACGAAGGGCGGGCTGCTGTGGGACTGGAACGGCAAGGCCTGGGAGGTCACTCCCTGGGACGCGCCGGCCCGCCGCATGGTCCTGCTCGAGCGGGCCTGGCTGCCGGCCGAGGAAGCCGGGGCCCACGAGCACGTGGTCCCGCTCGTCGAAGAAGAAGGCGTCGCCGACTCCGACGTCAGGGTCCGGATCACGTTCCCGGCCGAAGTGCGGGAAGCGATGCGGGAAGCGATGGCCGGGGAGCTCGACGCGCTCCGCGCCGTCGCCCACGGCGTCACCGTGGAAGAACGCCCGACGATCATCTCGCGGACCCGCTGCGTCGAGATCGCCGCGGCCCGCACGACGATGGAGAAGCTCGAGGCTTGGGCTCAGGCCGTCGGGAGCGACGTCCCCGCGGGCGCTGGGGAGAAGCTCAGCGCCCTGGAGAAACTCTCATGAGGATCGACAAGATCCGGCTCTCCGGATTCACCACCTACAAGCAGGAAGCGGAGCTCGACCTCGCGGCCCTCGGGCCCGGGATCATCGCCGTGGCCGGCCCGAACGGGAGCGGCAAGACGACGCTGCTCGAGGCCATCCCCGGCGCCATCTACCGGCAGACCCCGAGCCGCGGGTCCGTGGCCTCGATCGCCACGGCCCGAGACGCCAAGATCGAGCTCGTCGGCGAGAACGGCGCTCCCTTCACCGTGCGCCTCGACGTCGACGCCCACAACGGCCGGCAGGAAGCCGTCGCCATCGACGGCGCCGGCGAGCCCCTGGCCGGGCCCAAGGTCAAGGACTACGACCGCTTCGTCGCGGAGCACTTCCCGTCGCCCGAGGTCTACCTGGCCTCGTTCTTCGCCTCACAGACGGGCGTCGGCTCCGTCCTCAAGATGAGCCGGTCGGACCGCCGGGCGCTCTTCGGAAAGCTCCTGGGGATCGAGCGGCTCGAGAACATGGCCGAAGAGGCTCGCTTCCGGGCCCGGGCCGTCGAAGCCGACATGGCCGCGTCAAGGGCGGCCCTCGACGCCATCCGTGACGGAGCCGAGGACGTGGCCACGCTCGAGGCGGAGTACAAGGAAGCCAAGGAGCGCGAGGCCGCGGCCGCGGGCGCGGCTCGCCAGGCCGGCGAGAAGCTCAAGGAAGCGACGGCCGCCCGGGACCGTCTCGTCGAAGAGGCCAAGGAATACGAGCGGGCGAGCCTCACGGCCCGCGAGGCTCGCGCGAAGGCCAACTCGGCCAAGGCCGACCTGGCCGGGCTCGAGGCGAAGGTCGCGGCCATCGCTCCCATCCTGGAGCGGGGCCCGGAGATCCGGGCCGCGGCCGCGAGGATCCAGGCGCTCGAGGCCGAGCTGGAGAAGGCCCGCGCCCTCGGCGAGGAAAAGGCGGCGGAGCACACGGTCCTTCAGGCCGAGGCGACGCGGGCCGCCAGGGCCTACGAACAAGCGAACTTCGCGCACAAGGAAGCCGACCGGGCCCTGCGGGACGCCGAGGCCAGGGTCGGCGAGGCCGAAGTCAGGATCCGCTCCGCGAAGAAGGCCACGGCCGGCGTTCCCTGCGCCGGGCTGCTCGACGACGAGAAGCGCTCCGGATGCCCGGCCCTCGTCGGTCACTTCAAGACCGAGGAGGCCGCGCGGAAAGAGATCGTCGAGCTCAACGACACGCTGATCCCGATGGCGTCGGAGGCCTTCAAGGCCACCTCCGACAAGAAGCTCGCGGCCGAAAAAGAAGTCGTGGCCGCCAACGCCAAGCTCAATGCCGTCGGCGGCGAGCTCGGCGAATACCGCCTCAAGTACCGCAAGGCCCAGGAAGAGCTCAGCGGGCTCAAGGCGAAGGACGAGTCGGCGAAGCTGGCCAGGGCCGAAGCCGAGATGGCCGGCCACCGGCTCGTGATCGACGCGGCCCGGAAGACGTACGAGACCGCCCAGGCGGAGGCGGACCGGCTGTGGTCAGCCCTTGGAGCGCCGCCGGACCTGGGCGCGCCAAGCGAGGCGCGGGCCGCCTTGGCCGCCGCCCAGGTCGCTCACGAAGCGGCCCTCCTGGATGTCCAGGACGAGGCCGGCCGGGTCGTCCGGCTCGATGAGCAGCTGAAGCGGGCCCGGGACGCCCAGGCGAAGGCCGCCGCCCTGGCCGCGAAGCTCGCGCCGATGGAGACGGAGCTCGCCGAGTGGCGGTGGCTCGGCCGGGGCCTGGGGCGAGAGGGCGTCCAGGCTCTCGAGCTAGACGCCGCCGGGCCCCGGGTGTCAGGCCTGGCCAATGAGCTGCTGGCCGACGCCTACGGGTCCAGGTTCCAGATCCGGTTCGAGACCCAGGCCGCCAAGGCCGACGGCAAGGGGGTCAAGGAGACCTTCGACGTCGTCGTGGTCGACACGGAGCGGGGCCGCGAGGGCAACGGCGAGGACCTGAGCGGCGGCGAGAAGGTCATCGTCGGCGAGGCCCTGGGCCTGGCCGTGGGGCTCTTCCACGCCCAGGCGGCCGGCGTGAGCCTGGGGACCGTCATCCGAGACGAGACGGTCGGGGCCCTGGATCCGGAGAACGGAGAGAAGTACCTCGCCATGCTGCGAGCGTTCCTCCGCGTCGGCCGGGTCCACCAGCTGCTGTACGTCGCCCACAACCCGGCGCTCGTCGACATGGCGGACGCGGTCGTCCGCGTCGAGGACGGGCGGATCGAGGTCAGGTAATCATGAGGGCCGGCGATAAAAACACCGCAATCCACCCGAGTGTGGGGCTGGGCCCACGCCTTCCGGCCCGGCCCCTCGCCGGCCCTTTCTACACCCCGCAGAGGTAGCACATGGGATTCACGAAGCTCGACGAGCGGATACTCCAGTCCTCGATCATGGCCGAAAATCCGGTCACGTTCAAAGTATGGATCACGCTCCTGGCGGCCTGTGAGGCCAATGGGATCGCCTACGTCTCGGCCATCTACCTTTCCTCCATCTGTCACCTTCCGCTGTCGCGGGTCGAAGACTCCATCAAAAAACTCGAAGGCCCTGACCCTCATTCTCGCTCCCTCCAAGACGACGGCCGCAGGATTCGTAGGGTCGACGGTGGCTTCGAGATCATCAACTATACCGTCTACCGGGACCTTTCCTTAAAAGACGCCGAAGCCGAACGGAAGAGGCTCTATCGGTTAAAGATAAAGGATTGTCCGGACAGGTCCGGACGGTGTCCGGACCCCTCTGCTTCTGCTTCTGCATCTGCTTCTGGAGTGGGGAAGAGTGGGGAGAAGGGGAAGATCCAGCTCATTCTCGACGAACATCCGAAGCGATGGGAGGGGATCACCGACGAGGACAAGGCTTTGTGGGCGAAGACCTACCCCGGCCCGGGCGAGCACCTTGATCGGGTTCTCCAGGAAATGATCGCCTACTGGGACGCCCAGCCTCCACAGAAGCGGAAGGTCAACTGGAAGAGGGCTATCGTCAATCGGTTACGGTGGCTCCAGGACCACGGGTCCGGGCAACCGAGATCCGAATACAAAGCTTCCCAGGCCGGCGCCCATCCGCCGGCGTCGTCGGCCGAGAAGGATATCTCCCGCAAGGTCGAGGAGTTCGCTCGTTCGCTCTGGAAGGAAGCCGAGCCGGCCCTCTCGGCCGCCCGCGGCCAGGGCCAGAAGGCCTTCACGGAGGCGAACGAGAAGGTCCAGCGGGAGGTCGAGCGCAAGATCGTCGAGTACCGAAAGCAACTCATAAAGGGAGGTCAGTCATGAGGGGGTTGAACGAAGACGCGCGCAAGGTCCTCTTGGGCGCCGCGTTCCTGGCGATCTTCGTCCTGGGCCTGGTCCTCGGGGCGAAGGTCGAGAGGGGACTCGCGCGGCCGGCCGCGGTCGCCGCCCGGGCGGAGGTGGCCCGATGAACATCCCCGTCCTCCGGGCCCGGTTGATGCTGCTGCTCGATCGCAACCGCGGGCGGGCGAATGCCGTCCCGCGAGAGCAGGTCCTGTTCGACCTCCAGGCCTTCGAGCCGACGCTCGACGATCGGAAGTTCCGGCACGTCTACGCCGGCGACAAGGACAAGAAGAACGACCACGGCGCCGGCGTCTGCAGCTGCGCGGACGGGCTCTTCATCCCCGTGACGCCCGAGGAGGTCGAGGAGTTCTACTGGTACATCTTCAAGCAGAGCGGGCCGATCGTCGCGGCCCGCCGACGGGACAACATCTACCACTGGCGGCCGGAGCTCCGGCCAGACTACGGCAAGCAGCACGAGCTCGGAATCTGAAAGGAAGGCACCATGATCACCTATCGCGAGATCTCGCTCGGTCAGATCTCCCCGAATCCCAACAATCCCAGGAAGCGATGCGACCCGAAAGCGCTCGAGGAGCTGGCGGCCTCCATCAAGGCCAAGGGCGTCCTCGAGCCGATCATCGTCCGGCCCGCCGGAAAGGCCTTCGAGATCGTCGCCGGCGAGCGGCGGTACCGGGCCTCGAAGCTGGCCGGCCTGGCCGAGATCCCGGCCATCGTCCGCGAGCTCACGGACGACGAGGCCTTCGACATCATGATCATCGAGAACATCCAGCGGTCGGACCTCACGGACCGCGAGGAGGCCGAGAGCTTCAAGTCCTACGTCGCCCATCACAAGGGCGAGGACGGGATCCTAGCCCTGGCCGAGAAGACGGGGATCACGCCGGCCTACATCCGGAGCCGGATCCGCGTGCTCGAGCTGCCGGCGAAAGTCCTCAAGGCCTGGGACGCCGGCGATATCTCATTCGGGCATCTCCAGCAACTGCTGAGGATCAAGGACAGCAGCGAGCTCACAGACACATTCGACAAGATGATCAACTGGGGGATGACCGTCCGGAAGCTCGCGGCCCACATCGACAAGCGTGCGCCAGCGCTCTCGTCGGCCTTCTTCGATACGAAGGGCTGCTCCAAGTGCCCGGCGAACTCGACCGTCCAGAGGGAGCTCTTCGGCGTCGAGACGAAGGCGGCACGATGCCTCGACCCGGTCTGCTTCAAGAATGGGCAGAACGAATACCTCTCCAGCCATTGGAAAGACACGCCGCTCGCGAAAAAACACGGGACGAACGGCTTCCGGTTCGAGGGCCGCAACGATCTCAACGACTTCGGCTGGAGGGGAAAGCCAGGCGCGAAGTGCAAGGCCTGTCCGAACTTCGTGACCGAGATCGACATCTCCGGAAAGGTCGCAGCGTTTGACGGCGGGCAGAGCTGCGCCGGCGAGGACTCCTGCTTCATCGCCGTGACGAGGGCCAGGTCGACGAAGGAGAAGTCGAGCGGCGAGCGGGATCCCGAAGCCCCGAGGGCGAGCTGGCACGGCGAGTTCTTCCGGGACAAGTTCCTCCGGCCCAGGATCGAAGCGAAGGTCGCGGATCTCCACGTCCCGGTCTCCGACGCGATCGTGCTCCTTCTGGCCGCAGCCGTGAAGGCAAGGGGCTCGTACGCGGTCGACGAGAAGGTTGAGAAGGCCTTGGGGATCGACGTCACGAAGGTCCGCGCCGGCAGCAAGTGCGAGGCCGCGATCGAGGCCATTCTCAAGCTCAAGGGCCCGGCGGTCGAGAAGGTAGCCAAAGCCGTGCTTCTCTGGATCATCCAGGACGGCAAGAACGTCGACCGCGGCTACACCCAAGACGGCTTCGGAACGGCGAACCGGGCCGCGATCGGGACCTTCCTCGGCATCGACCTGGCCAAGGAGTACGCCGTCGACGCCGAGTACTTGGAGAAGAAGACCAAGGCCGAGATCCTGGCCTTCCTCAAGAAGTTCAACCTCGGCGGGAAGTTCGGAGATCTCGAGACGGCCGCGAAGCTCAAGAAGCCCGAGCTCGTCAAGGGGATCCTCTCGCTCGGCGACAAGCTCGTCGGCAAGGTCCCCGCGGAGATCCTCAAGTGACGGGCCGCTGGCGCTACTTCCGGACGGGCGACCTGGCCGCGGCCCTGGCCCACGCCGACGCCGGCGGCGTGGCCGTCCACGACGCGGGGAAGAAGTTCATGGGCAAGGACGCGGCGCACCTGTTCGCCGGGACCCGGATGGCGCTGATGACCGCGGCCGAGGAAGTGGGCGTCGACGCCCGGCACCTGCAGATGCACGGCGACCGGCCGCACTTCGATGTCTTCGGCGGGCCGCTCATCCACGCCCTGGAGAAGTGCCTGGCGGATGAAGAGGGAGGAGAAGACCATGACGCCTGAGAAACTCTACGTCCTGATGAAGGCACTGGGAACCCTCGCCCTGGCCGTCGTCATTATCGCTGTATTCTTCATCGTCTTCTGGATCCTCTGCCTCCTCGTCGACGGCAGGAAGCTGAGACGGGAGCAGCGGGGGAGGATGGAGCCCCCGGCTCCCGAGCATCCGAACTGCCTATGCCAGATCCATCCCTTCGATGACGACGAGACGAAGACCTGGCCGGGGCCGGAAGCAGGAACATGAAGAACGGTCGTCGCGGGCCCGACTTCGAGCGCCAGGTCTTCGCCGACCTCGCGGCTCGGGGAGCCCTCTGTGTCCGGTCTGCAGGATCCCGCGGGATCGCCGACGTCGTCGCCTTCTGGCCCTCCGGCCCGGCCTGGCTTGTCCAGGCCAAGATCAACGGGAAGATGAAGGCCGTCGACGCCCGGACCCTGGGGCGCACGGCTCGCGCCTTCTCCGTCGTCCCGGTCAAGGCCTCTCGGCCGAAGCGGGGGAAGATCCTGTACGAGCGGTACCACTCCTACGCCTCGACCGGATTCCAGTGGAGTGAGCTCGAGCCATGAGCCCCATCTACCCATTCCGCTGCGAGTGCGGCTATGCGGAGGACGTCAATGCCGAAGCATCAGCTGCCGCGGCCGTCCTCCGCGATCACCCGCCGCACTGCCGGCGGTGCGGGAAGGTGAAAAACCAGCCTCCTGATTTAACAGCGGGAGAATTTAACAGGAGGGAATGATGGACGTGATCATAGTTCGGTTGGATTTAGAGGTGCAAGTCAGTCTTCCGGAGGGACCAATCCTGCATGATGGAGAGTTGGTTGCCGAGTGCAGAGAAAGAGCAATTGAAACAGCACTTTGCGCTATTCCGCAACAGGCGAATATCTACATAGACGGTGAGGACAAAGAGCCCGCAAAGGTCTTCATTGATGCTTCGGAAGACTTTTCTGTGGATGAGGTTCGGATCGAAGGCGAGTGATGTTTGAAGCGGAAAACGACATCAAAAAACATTTCCGGTATGTATCGTTTAACAGCGAGAGAAACCCGGATGTTAACAGCAAAGGAGAAGATAATGGTAACCGAGCAAGAATATGTTGAGCCGTCGGAATCGATGAAGGCTTTCTTATCCGGCTATTGCTATGCAGGCATTTGCTGGGTTTGTGGTGCGAGGCTGAAAGAGAAAGGTGCAACGGTCTGCCCAGGAGGAGCACACAAAAGTAAGGATAGAAAGGAGGAAGAATGAAAGCGCTTGCATACCGGAATTACGTACCGGGCCAGGACGGCTATCTTTGCTGCGCTTGCGTTGAGCGAGACCAAAGGCAGTCTGATTATCCGCATCTATTTTTTGTCACGACACACCCAAAAAAGGTTGACGAGAAAATGCGGTGCGCGCGGTGCGGATACTCGGTCGGGGGTCATGCTGCGAGTTGCGCAGCGAAACGAATTGCTACCATGATAGGAGGGGAAAATGTCTGAGAAACAGCAAGTACCATCGGCAGGTCCCGATTTTGTAACCAAACTTCCACAAGATCAATGCGGAGATGAATGCTGTGGCGAAATTGGCGCTAACAGCCGGGCGCTTAAGCACGCTCTTTCTGAGACTCCGATGCAATCCGATCAGATTGTGATGTTAGCCAACGCTGTCAGATTGTTGGCTTTTCACGTGGAAAGGGTCCGTGACGAGTGGCAGTCCAGAGAAGAGTTGAGAGGCATCAGAGACGACATGGAAGGCCTTATCTATACGATTAAAGGCAGACGGTAAAATGTTCAACGGCTGGAAAATAACCAACATCCTCGACGTGGGCCTGTGCGAGCTGGACACAGCCGACGGGCCCTACAACAAGACCGGATACCGGCTTGAGCATCGAGAGGACGGATTTGCAATCACGGTCGGCCTGATGGAGTACATATCTGGCTGGTCAGCGTTGGAGATACTTTACTGGCTGCACGAAAAACAAGCGATACCAAGGAGATACGACAATGCGAGAAGGCAATGAAGACAACAAGCCTCATTTGTGCGTGCCGACGTTGGACGGCAATGCTCACGTAATTCCAGCGGAAGTGTTCGACAAGATCATTTCTGGTGAGATGAAGATCACC